ATGGTGAAATTACATCATCTATGTTTAGGCTTAATGGAACCTCTGGCTACCCTAGAATTAGACAAGATAGCGACAATTTTTATATAGATACTTATGCAAGAAGTTCAGCATTACAACTAACTAATGGGGGCAATCTTCAAGTAGAAGGTGGTAATGCTAGAATAATAGCAAAGGGCAGTAGTAATGGGTATGTAAATGGTGCTTTTGTTACTTCCTCTATTGACATTAATAGAGGTGGTGGACTGTTCATGCACGATAGAGGCAATCAAAATGAATGGTTTTGTGGTAGACCTTATTCTAACAATGACCAATTTATTATTGCAAGAAATACTGGAGTAGCAGACCATTCTGGTGCAACAGCACAAGAAAGCAATGCAAGTTTTAAAATAGACAATAATGGTAATGTCTCTATTATTGCAAGTTCACCTCAAACAAAATATGTAAATGCTAGTGGGACTACATTAGGGTATGTGTTTGGAAATTCAAATGGATTTGGCTTACTAGCAGATAGTGGACATTGGGCATATAACATTACTGCAAATAGTACTCAGCATACTTGGAGTATAAGCAACGTTAATAAGTTGACGTTAACATCAACTGAACTAAGAATGGTTGGGCAAATTTCAGCTAGTGGTGGTAATAGTGCTAATTGGAATACAGCTTACGGATGGGGTGACCATTCTAAAGCTGGATACCAAACTGCTAGGTCTGATATAAGATTAAAAACAAATATATCCACTATTGAGACACCCCTAGACAAGATTAGTAAACTTCGTGGCGTAACGTTTGATTGGAAAGAACATACCACTAAAAATACTGTTGATACAGGTGGTGGTGTTATTGCACAAGAAGTTGAAAAAGTAATGCCAGAATTTGTCCATGATATTGGCAATGGTTCTGGAATGAAAACAGTAGACTATAACGGATTGATAGGTGTGCTAATAGAATCTGTAAAAGAATTAAAAGAACAAGTTAATAATTGTAAATGCAACTGTAACTGTAAAGGAGATTAAAGTGGCAGATAAATACACAAAGAAACATGATGGTATCGGAGATGCTGAAGATAAGTGGAAAGATGCAATCGTGGAAAAAGAGTTTCAACCAGCTAAAGCTAAAATGGAATTGTCATACAGACAGCTCGAAAATGAGTTATCTATGATAGCTGGGATGGAAGAGGCTAATGCAAAGCGTAAAGCTGAAATAGAAGCTGAAATGGTAAAAGTAAAAAAGGCTGTTGAAGCGTAAACACAAATCCCCAAAATGGGGAAAAGGAAGACACATGGCTAATCCCAAAAAAGAAAAAGAAAGGGTTATAACCATTGACGATGTTGATTACAAGTTCGATGATATGACCGATGAAGCAAAAATGTTAGTAAATCATGTTGGTGATTTAGATAACAAAATCAATGGTGCAAAGTTCAATCTTGACCAGTTGGCTGGAGGAAGAGATTTCTTTATGTCAAAACTGAATGTAGCTCTTGGACATAAACCACCAGAAGAGGCAGAGGTCGTTAATTAGGCTAATGCACAAATCAACTTCGGCTGTGTTTGGTGTCGCTGAACACAGCCAGAGGTTACAAAAGAAGGGGGCAGTATATAGTGGATTTTATGGCTTTGTACGGAGAAGCTGGAATGATAGGGGTCGTAGGGGCAATGTTTGTCTATTTGGTAGTGTCTTTGTCTAATAAATCAGCAAAGCAACAAGAAACATTAAAAGAATTAGAAGTGGAAAACAAAGGTCAATCCGAGACATTAGAAAATATGGAAGGTATAGTTTTAAAGCTTATTGACAGGTGGAATAAATCAGATGAAAAACTAGATAGAAAATTTGACGATTTAAATAGAAACATAAATGACCTGGATTCACAAATAAGTAGAGTAGAAGGTTCTCTCTCAAGAATTAATGGTAAACACTAATGGATAGTGTAAAAGTATCAGCGATATCGTTTGCCAATTATGGCATTCATTTAGCAGAAATAAATATGGTATTACAATTGATAGTGGCAATAATGACTATTGTCTATTTAGGAAATAAGATAAGATGGCAAAGGAGAAATAAATAATGTTAGCAAAACTAATCGCAGACGATTTACTGTCAGATGAAAATGGAGCAGAGATTATCGCAGAAATTAACAAGGCTGTTGATATACCTATTATCTCAGAAAAGACAGAAGCAAAAATACTGGAAGCTCTATGGAAGGTTATTAAAAGTGTATTACTCAAAAAGATTGGTATATAGTGCCAAGATTAGGCAAAAGAAGTAAGTCACGTTTAGAAGGTGTTGATAAAAGGTTGGTTCATCTTCTTGAAGAAGTAGTTAAATACTTTGACATTACTGTTATAGAAGGATTAAGAAGCCAAGAAAGACAGAATCAACTTGTTGCTGAAGGAAAAAGTAAGACAAAGTTCGGAAAGCACGTACAAGGACTTGCAGTAGACATAGCACCTTACCCAATAGATTGGAAAGCCAGAGATGACTTTCATTACCTAGGAGGATGGGTGTTATCTACAGCAAATAAATTAGGATATAAGGTACGTTGGGGGGGCGACTGGAATGCCAGTTCGCAGTTCAAAGGGCAAAGAACCACTAAGGACAATCGTTTCGATGACTTAGTTCACTTTGAATTATTAGACTAATGAGGAACTATGAAGATAAAAGAAAGAGTAGTCGTCTTCCCAGATGTACATTACCCACATCAAGACGAAAAAGCATTTAGATGTGCATTAAATGTCATCAAGGAATTAAAGCCTACAGGCTTTTTACTGTTAGGAGATTTCGTTGAAGGGTCTTCTGTCAGTCATTGGCAATGGAGTAAGAAAAAACGCCCACCTCTTGAGTACCAACTTCCGTTTATTGATAAAGAAATTGAAGCTGGAAACGTTGGTCTCGATAGGATTGATGAGGTATTGGACAAAGTTAAGTGCAGAAAAAAACAGTACGCTCAAGGAAACCATGAAAAATGGTTCGACCACTTTGTCGAAGAAAACCCATACCTTGAAGATTACCACTCCAGAACTGCATTCAAATTTGATGAACGTGGATACGAGTGGCATGACTATGGTGAAGTCTTTAAAGTGTTCGGAAGCAAGTTATACGCTTACCACGGAGGACACTTTATGGGAGTTGCCCATGCAAGAACTCACGCCTTACAAATGGGATGCAACATCATCTATGGTCACACACACGACAGCCAAAAAGCAGTCATCACCCACATTAGTGGGCCACACATGGCATATTCAATGGGATGTTTAGCCAATATGAAAAAGGATTTTCTTAAAGGCAGACCTACAAATTGGACTCATAATGTTGGATTGGTAGATATTTTTACCAATGGAAATTTTAATCTTGTAGTGTTAGATATAAATAATGGCATTACTTCGTATGGAGGAAAAGTAATAAGTGCCTAAACAGTCAAAAACAATGAAGGACTTTAGTGGAGGTATTGCTAAAGGAATTGATTCTTCATCTTTATTAGACAATCAGTTACAAGAATGTGAAAACTTTATAGCTGATGGTTTAGGTAAAATGACTGTTATTCCAAATGAAGGAATTGCTACAGCTAATGAATTACAAACTGAACTGCCAGATGGATTTAAAAAGAATATCCATGCTTGGTCAGCAGATATGAACTTAGCATCTAACATACAAGATACTACCAATATACAAGACCCTACAACTGAAGAAATACGTGAGCCTGTTAGAGCAACACTAGAGCTTTACTTTAGCCCTTTTCAATCAAGTTTAGCTTCCCCAGATACAGACCCTAGATGGTTAGTTATTAAAGATTCAGATAGAGATGAATATATTATTCAAACAGGAGTACCAAACTATAACATACAGTCATCCAGTTTGGCTATCTTTACAGCACAAAGCCCTAAAGCTTGTATTCAAGGATTAACATTAAATGCTCTAGAGCAAATGACGGATAGGCATTATGAAGATTATCGTGATGTGAATTCTTCAGATTATTGGGAAGACTATATTCATTATTCAGATTATAAAAGCCCTAGTATTCCTTGGCATTTTAAAACCATAGACAATTCAGATGTTAGACCAAGTGGAGATGCAGTAATTCCTGTTTCTTTTGAGCCAATAGGTGACAATGGGTTTGAAACAGACAGTACTGAAGCTTATCAAACATCAAGAGATTTTGTTCCAGACCCAGGAGAAAGATTTCCAGCGATATCTAACTTTTGGATTAATGGCCCCAGTAGGTCTTTTGAAGGTACTGGTAATGTATATGAAGATAATTCTGGAAGCCATAATGCAAACTCTAGAGACATATATCTTATGGTTCCAAGTCCAAACCCAAACGATAATGGATTTACAAAAGAATACCCTAATAAACAAAGGAATGGTGGTAATTTTAAAATAGGGAAAGTATCTAATGGTGGTTCAAGCTCTGCTGGAAACAATACATTAGAGTTTGGTTTTCAGCCAGAGTCAAATGATGTAGAAGTAAAAGATGAATATATGTATAAGATGGTAATGGAATGGGACTATTGGGGTGAAATGAATATCAATTTTCCAAACGAAGCCCCAGATGGGTACGAAAATTATTGTCATCAACATGGATATTTTCCTCTTAATGTAGGTGCACAGTTAGCACAATTTGGTCAGCCTCATTTAAATATTGATGGAACAGATTTTACCTATTATCAATTAGCTGATTTATCTACACAACATGGATTAGAAAGACATCCTATTTGGAAAGGTGGTTTAGGTGCTGATGGAAAAAATTATACTGGTCAAGCTCCAGTAAAAAGGTCTGGTTCTTTTTATTTTATTAAACCTGTTACTAAAAGTTATGGTCAGTTTAGCAAGTGGAAATGGAGTTTATACAATATAAAATCTAATGAAACTGCTTTATACTCTGTAACTATTACGTATTATACAGACCCAGAACAAACAACAGAAGCTAGTATTGTAAAAGAATTCCAAACTATGTTAGGCAATACTGCATCTGAAATTAAAACAGGGCTTTTCTATGAATCAGATAACATTATAACAGGGACAGGAGACCACCAAATAAAGTTTGATGTGTTTGAAGATTCTGTTGAACTATACCAAGATACAGACACATTAAAAGCGTATGGTATTAAAAGCGTTGTACCAGCAAAAACAAATATTCAAATGCATGAAAATGTTTCTTCTGGACAGCGTTATCAACATTTAGTTTCTATAGCCAATGAGGATTCTATGGCTACTGTTTACTCAATGGAAAATGATGTATGGTTAGAGTATCAAATAGATTTAAAATTTATTGAAAGCGACTTTACTGTAGGGCAGTTTAATAGTGGCGTTACAGAAATACCTATCACTTCAAGTACTATACTTGCTCCAGTTGGTGACAATGTACTGGCTGGAAAGCAAATAAGAGGATATGGAATAGAACCTGGGACTAAAGTCGTATCTAATACTGATTCTACTGTTACAATTGATACTCCTACTACTCAAAATAACGAATCTAATAGTAATAAATATTATTACTGGTCAAATGACCAAAACGTAGATTTGTCTTTTGTGGATGCTGAAGGGTATTTATTTATAAGTGATTCAACATTTCATAATAATAATAAGCCACAATGGTTTGGATTTTTGGATTTAAACCACACCTATATGAATGAACAATTTGATAGTGAATCTAATAATTACAATGGCAATAACCCACAGGTTGAAATGGCTGTTGGATTTCACACGGATGATTTATGTCCTTCTCCATATAGAGTAGACCAAAGTAGTGGTCTCTTGGAAGATAAAAACACTCACAGAGTACATGAGAATGAACATTTATTTGAATATTTAGATGGTACTGAAGATGAATCTATTGTTGCAGATAGTGTTAATATAATAGGAACTAAAATTACCCACCCTTTGGGAGTCAATGTTCAGTATTGTTGGATTGATGGAAGAAGTGGAACAGGGGAAAGGTTAGATGGCTCTTTTACAAAGAAAGAACTTACCGAGTTTTATTTTTCTTATAAATACGATGGAGGTTTTACAAGTCAGCCACAACCTTTTTATGACGATGATGGCAATAGCTTTGCATCAGCTCCAACAGAAGATGCTTCAGCTTTAGGTATAAGTATTCAAATGGGCAACCAAATAGTAAGTGGTAAAGGTGATAATGATAGTTGGTCTGGGTTGTCTAGTAAAGATACTGTTCTTAATACAAGGTTAAAAGGTATAGAGATATATGCTAGGTTTACTTATACAGATGCAAACAATCTGTATTTAGTAGCTGAGATTGATTTAAATAAAGGTTGGAAGTCATTTGCTACTGGAACATGGAAACCATTTACTGTTAGAAACTCTAGTTCTGGAACTGTTTATTCTACAACAGGAAGTAGTAATGGTGGTTATGTTAATATTTCAGATGTTATTATATACAAATCAATGCCAACCTTTCAAAGTTTCTTTAATAAATACGAATTAGATTGGGATGCTCCTATTGGATTTACCAAAGTTGGCACAGGGTGGAAAACAGCCTGTGTATTTAATAGAAGAGCTTATTTTGGAAATGTTAGGATTGAAGGTAAAGATGGTTTACTGCATAACTATCCAGATGGAATATTAAAATCTTCATTAGGGAATTGGTCTACTGTTGGTGAGTCTAATTTAATTGAAGCAACTATTAATGATGGAGACGATATTATTGCCTTGCGAGTAGCTGGAAATAAACTGTGTCAATTTAAAAGGTACTCTCTAACTATAATGGGTGTTAAAACGCTTGAAAATGGTCAAAATCGTGAGGAAATAGAGCAAGTCATACATCATGTAGGCTTAGAGAATGATAACCAAATTTGCGACACTCCTTATGGTTTATTTTGGGTAAGTAGAAGTGGTATGTATTTGTTTGATGGAAAGCAATTAACTAAGCTAACTGAAAACAAGCAAGGTAGTACCATAAGTAAAAAGTCATGGGAAAATTTCTATGGTCAGCGTACTCATGTAGGATACGATGCATACTGGAATCAAGTTCACATATGCAAAGATACAGTAAACAACAACAAAAGTTTAATATACAGTTTTAATACCAGAGCTTTTACAGAAACAAACGAAATGTATGGTGGAAATAAAAAGACTGGATTTGT